CAGCAAAGGATATGCGTGGAACAATCTCATGTTACAGAGATGGTCTGACCACAATGGACAAGAACATCGTGTGCTAGAAGATTATGAACGCAATCGTCGACTGATTGATCTAAGCCATCAGCCTGATGACATCAAAGAGATAATTGTAAATACCATCACCACTGCTACCGCTGAACAAAAGAATGTCAGTCAAGTTGGTATAAGATTAATCAAGTTCTGTAATCTATGGGATTTGAAAAAGATTGCGGATCAGGCACAGAGCTATGCAGAACCACTCAACGCCAGATACACGAACTCAGAGATTGTGACATCATGATCACACCACAGGAGATAGGAATGACAGACATCCACGCAAAACCCATAATCGCAAATAAATTTTGGATTGTAGAAGAGAACGGTGAGAAAGTTGCCACTCTGAGAAAAGACGATGACAATAGATTTTTCATGAGCAACGAGTCAGGCGTGACCATCTATGAAACCAAAGACAGCCTCACTCGGCAGTTTGGTAAAAAGTTTTTCACTGTAAAGATTGTCAAAGAAGCAGACACAGCACTACCTAATGAAGTTCATGGTTATGCCACAAGTACCGAACCGCACAACGCCATGTTTGACATTAGAAAAAAATTACCTCTATTTACAAAAAGCAGCGATTCAAAAAGTCTTTACTGTGCAGGATATTACTGTATCAAATTTGACAAGGGTTGGGTAAAGAGTTTTTGTCCAAAGAAGATCACTCTTGAGAGGTATCCTTACAAAGGACCGTTCAAAACAGATTTAGAAATGAAACAGGTGCTGGCTAATGTCACAAAATAACTTACCGGACACACTGCCAACTATACAGAAGCTTATTCAACGTACCCAGGTAGCTGAACGCAGCCAACAAAAAGAAATACGGATTAGTCTGCAAGAAGCACGTGATCTAACCACAGAGTTAGCACTGATGACATCTAAACTAGGTCAAACGATCAGCGAAATACATCAAATGCTGGCAGCGATCAAAGAATCTACCACACAAATAGACGTTAAATTCGACGGCGGTCAGTTCTAAAAAACATAAATATATACGTGGTTAATTAGGAAACACGTATATGAGTAGGCCCAAGCCAAAAATTCTTTTAGAATATGCCAGTAAAGAAACCTACAAGGTCGAGCAGATCCTTGACTCAGAAGCCATCTGGGCTGTGTTCTACAACGGCCAGCCATTCAATCTCAAAAGCGGTAGTCTTGTAGCCAGCTACCCTGGACCAAAATATAAAAAAGTTTCATTTTCAAATCCTGGTCACGCACACAATCTTGCCAAAAAGTTGAATAGGCTGTTTAAGACCAAAGACTTTGCAGTTTTCAAGCTCACTGCTGGCGAAGAGATTAAATGACATGAACAAAGATGCCTATACCAAGGCGTTCTTGCAGGCAGCAGAATTACCCGTTGATGAAAAAACAATCAAAGAATACAAGGCCGTATGGTGGTGGAGTTTCCGAAACAAAGATCAAGGCGGTTTACGATTAACTGACCAGGCCTTGAAATTTATTGAAGAATATGCTAAAATAAAAACTTACAAGATAGAATTTCCCAAAGAATTTGCATTTACTCCGCAAGTGCTGCTTTGGTTAGACAATTATATCGATTCACCCTTTTTTGTCAATAAAAAACACATCATAGTTATGAAAGAAAAAGCTGCATTTGAGCTGTATCTACTCAGTGGTGATGTTAGAAAGCTAGGTCACAACAGAGCCATGAGCAAAAGACTTAGCCAAGAATCCACCCCCGAATAATCCCCCTGTATAAATATTTTCACTATGTTTGACCTTAATCCAATGGACGTACTACAACAGCGCAAGCTGAAGACTGTGGCCCCACATTTTACTGAATTGAATATTTCAGATTCTGAAATATTTGAAGGTATCGAAGATTGGATCAAAGTCAAGCTCAAAGGCAGATATTATATCTGTAAAAAACCTGCTCTGGACAAGAGTGGCAATCTCAGATCCACAAACTTTGTGGGATTTGAAGATCAAAAAGAATTGACCTATTTCATGCTTGCATGCCCACACCTAAGGAGAAACTAATGTCAGAAGAAGTCAAAGAAACAGCAGTACCCGCCGAAGCCGCAGCACCGGCAGCAGAAGCACCCGCAGCACAAGGTCCTGATCTCAATATCAGTGATTTGTTGGCTGTGAAAAATATCATAGAAGTTGCAACAAGCAGAGGAGCGTTCAAAGCAGCAGAATTGGAAGCAGTTGGTAAAAGTTTCAATAAACTAAATTCCTTCCTTGAAGCTGTATCTAAAAAGGAAGCCTAAATGAGAAGCTTAAAACACATAGGAAGGATTCAAAACACAGGTGCCAAGGTATTGGTAGTGTTTAGAACTCTGCCCGGAGAGTCAAATATGGCTCTGGTATTACCTGTGGCGCAGTTGCCAGATCAATATCATGATTCAATCATGACTTTGGTAGAAACCGAACAGGCACAGGATGCATTTGAGTTTGGCGAAATCATGCACATACGCCCATTTCCGGATGGCAGACCTATGTTGCGGGCCATGCAGGCAGATAATAGACTGGTAAAAGTAGCTACAGATACCGTGATGATGACTCCTACTACCAACGACACTGTGGTTTTGGCCAATCTCAACACACTAATAGCAGAACAGAAAAATTGTACTGTAGATGATCTATGCACTTTTGTGTCAGGAGCTCCTAAAGAAAAAGTCGAAGTCACTGATGTAGCTTCAGTAAATGACACAGCACCCGCAGTTGATTCCGATATTCCTGCACCTATCAGAGCACAAGCTAATACTAACTCTGCACTCAGTGACAAGGATCTAGCAAAGTCATATCGCAGTCAGGCAGATGCCATGTACAAAGAAGCAGCAAGATTACGTAAAGAAGCAGAAGATCTTGATCCCACAGTCAAGAAGGTTAAAAAGGCAGAAGAAACTGCCGATGCCTAATCCGCTATTCAAACCTCCGCGCCACCTTGTAAAAGAATGGCCGGAGGTTTTTGAAGACCTCTACATGAACACCATGCCTGTGGCCTATCTGGATTCAGTGAGACTGGATTTCACGGATGGCAGAGTGTGGGAGATCGATGTGAAGAATGAATTGATCAAACAGACTCCGGACGGCATTGCCGAGGTACTGCTCAACACACTCAATGAATACAAAGACGAAATCAAAAAGATTGATTTCAAAGTCGATGTAACCCGGCTAAAAATCGATATTGCCAGTGAAACTAATAAACTATTTTAACTGCCATGACAAAAAAGCATTGTTAGTTGGCTGCGGATCTACTAATGACAAAATCTGTATTAATAATTGGCGGAAATGGGTATATTGGTTCAAAACTAATATACGATTTACATAATACCTATAATATACACAGCGTTGACATTTGTTGGTTTAACACCCCGGATGCACATATTGAAGTCCGTGACTACCGACAGCTAACTAAACAAGACTTATCCAAATATGATGCAGTTGTTTTACTAGCAGGTCATTCATCAGTTAAAATGTGTGACGGTCCAGTGTTAGCTAGTTGGATCAATAATGTTAATAATTTTATTAATTTAGTTAGCAAGTTAGATAAATCACAAACATTAATTTATGCCAGTAGTGGTAGCGTATATGGTTCTGGAAATATTACCTCCATCGAAGATGTTACACTACAGTTTAAACCAATCAATAATTACGACCTAACAAAATATTCCCTTGATGTGCAAGCTGAACGATTTATTAAAGACGGCTACAAGATAATAGGGTTAAGATTTGGAACAGTCAATGGATGGAGTCCAAATCTTAGAGAAGAGCTAATGATAAATTCGATGACTAAAAAATCATTGTATGATAACACAATCTCAATTAACAATAAAACAATCACCCGTCCAATTTTGGGTATAAATGATATATCTCGTGCTGTTGTTGCTATAGTAGAAACTCCAGTATCTGGAATTTATAATCTAGCCAGCTTCGCTGACACGGTAGAAAACATTAGTGGATGCGTTGGCAAACTATTGAATGCAACTATACAAGAAACTATTAATGTGTCTGGAGCATATGATTTTGTAATGGATACTAGAAAATTTGAAAGAACATACAATTTTAAATTTAATGAATCAGTAGAATCAATTGTCAAAGAGATGGTTAATAAGTTTGAAAAAACAAATTTTACAAATCGCAACCATTTTATCAAATATGAATAACGCGATAGAAAATAAGTCTTGTCTTGCATGCGGCAGCAATAACCTAGCAGCATCGTTAGATCTAGGCCATCATCCTTTAGCTAATAATTTGAAGAATGAACCTTCAATACAGAACATCTATCCGCTAGCAGTAAATTTGTGTACAGATTGCTATCACCTGCAATTAACACACACTGTTGATCCTGCAATCATTTATTCAAATTATCTGTATGTGGCAGGTACAAGTAAAACTCTTGACCAATACAGCGATTGGTTTGCTGGCTATGTTTCTGAAACATTAGAACGTAAAACCTGTAATGTGCTAGACATCGGATGCAATGACGGAACTCAATTAAATCATTTTAAGAGTCGAGGATTTAATACCCATGGCATTGACCCTGCAGAAAATATCTATCCTACTAGTTCAAAGAATCATAATGTTATTTGTGATTTCTTTGGTCCCGGTATAGTAGAAAAAGTTCATCACAACTTCGATGCTATCACGGCACAGAATGTATTCGCACATAATCCAAACCCTTTAGAGTTTTTAGAAACAGTTAAAAAGTTAATGAGTGAACATACCCTAGTGTTTATTCAAACTAGCCAAGCAGACATGGTGTTGAACAATGAGTTTGATACCATCTATCACGAACATGTAAACTTCTTTAATGTTAATAGTATGAACAAGATAGTTAACAGAGCAGGGTTAGAATTAATTGATGTGATTAAAACACCAATACACGGAAACAGTTACATATTTGTTATAGGTATAAAAGGCAAAGCATACAATATTAAAAATCTAATCAGCATGGAGTCAAAACTTACAGATATGCAGACCTACGTAAATTGGCAAATAACTGTAAAAGAAAATACAACTGAATTAAAATCAGTTATAAAATCTTATATTGATCAAGGTTACAAAGTTATCGGGTACGGTGCTGCTGCCAAAGGTAATACCTTGCTTAACTACATTAATCAACCGTTAGACTTAATTATTGATGACAGTCCTCTAAAGCAGAACATGTATGCTCCGGGTACAAATAGTCCTATTAAATCTATAGAATCTTTAAAAGAATTTAGTAAAGAAGATAAAATTTTGTTCATACCACTAGCATGGAACTTTTTTACTGAAATACAACAACGCATCAAAAAAGTTCGTAACGAACCACAAGATCGTTTCTTAAAGTATTTTCCAAAGGTAGAAATTAAAAATGTATAAGTTTCCAGTAATTGAGTTGGTGGATCGTTATTGTATTGCCAAACTTAAATTTACCAAGCTAGGTGATAACGAAGAAGAACTAGATTTCTACACTGACCAACTGAAAGATTTAGATTTAAATCTAATCCAAGAAGATCTAGATAGACTCTATAATGTACATGCCAGAGTCTGGGAGCTTGAAGATGATTTCAAACGTTATACAGTGGAGCACAAGTATAGTTTAGAAGAAGTGGGTCGTCGAGCAATTCATGTGCGTAACATTTTAAATGAAAGATATATTCTAAAAAATAGAATGGCTGAATTATTAAACGACCCTGTAAGAGAAACTAAGAAGTACGGTTAATTTAGTGGATAGGTCCACTTGTTCTTACTGGCAAGTACGTTATAGTTGTAGACAACTATCTCTTTAGCAAACTGCAGAAACTCTTTTAACTCTTCAGATTGTAAGGTACACAACTTTTTTACTTCTTCCATAATCATAAGAGTTCGTTTGACATCATCTTCTTCTTGATCGTAAGATTCATCAATCCATGGACTGAATGTTTTGTAACCCAAGTCATGCAGCTCTTCTAATGATCTAGGCATTGCAACTAGAATAAACGGGTGTTGATTTACAATAGCTTTAAATGTTTTCTCACTTAATATCCTACCAGCTCCTGTAAAGCCTTCATCACTGAAACCGTTGTATGCCGCAGTTTCTGTAACTAAACTGAAGTAACTATTTTCGTACATCGACAAGTGAACTTTGTTCACTTTAGCAGGATGCACCATATGGTGAGTCTCCGGAGTTGTATCAAGATATATAGGAGTTAATTTACATATATCATCTTTATAGGCACTAAAGAATATACGTAGTTCTTCTCTATCAATTAACTGATTATACCAGTGCTCTGGATCTTGCGTAGGATTATCCTGTAATCTTACATTGTAACTAACATAGCCACTACGTAATAAATTATTGGTCTTTAAAAGAAATTGTATTGCAGTTCTATGTGGCCTCGGTAATCCGTTAAAACTTAAAAACTTTTTAGGATATTCTTTGTATTCTAAAGTATTCTTAGCAGTAGTAAATGAATTTATTACTTCTCTAGCCTCTGCTTCAAACTCGATCATAAATTCTGCTTTAATTTGATCACAATTTTTTTCTTTACTTACAAATAATATTTCTGCAAGGATGTCTGGGCTGTTTGATAATAACAGTATTTGCTCAGGAGGAATATTATATTTGATAACAACGCAGTTATATATGTCTTCAATAATACGGTGGTAACCGTGTTGAGAGTTACAAAGGATAAGTGTTACTTCTTTATTTTTTATTTTTTCTATAATGTCCAATGGTAGTAAACTATCAAGGCAAAATTTAAAAGAATAAGAATTTGCAAATTCTATAAACCAATAATTTTTATCGTCATAATTTCTTATCCAACTATAACGGGGATGGTGAGATAAGAAGACAGTCCAATCAACCGTTGGCGGTTGTTCAAGTGCAGCATGTCGGATGATCGGAACTGCTGTTTTATTTAAAATACTCATTTTTTACTTTTGTTATTAATTTCGTGGGTAAAAATTTTATCTATACTGCTGACTTTTCCACAAGTATCTGCACAGTATGACAAGCGGCCATCTTCGACACGGTCGATGGCCCAGCTATCTGCAAACACACGATCTAAGTGTCCACCATCTAAAATTTCTTCAAGTGTATGTTTTTCTAAACTAAAATGATCCCATCCGTAATCATTCATGTGCTTATGTAGTTGGAGCGTTCTTGTATCAGTATACACTCCATTTAAATGTGTACCAATATAGCAGCACGGCATAACACGACCAAAGTTGTCTACAAAGATTTCTTTTCCGTTATCCCACCCTTTAGATTTACAAGAAATGCTACAACTATTATATTTAGAATTATCTTCTTTTAGAATACGATCTTCGTAGACAGTGTTAACCTGTTCTTGAAAGTAGTCACCTATATCTTTATTTTCTTTTAACCGTTTGTAGTCTTCAAATTTAAAAGTCTCGATATTCATTGGTTCTACACCTACAGGATTTTCTAAGTTTCTGTTCTTAGGATTAGTAGGAGCTTCGATGATGTACTCTAGTTCTCCATCTTTATTTAACACAGCCATGGATTGTAAATGTGTACCGTTATCAACACCAAGTGACTTTTTAGGAACAAATTCATTGAACTTCATCTTTTTTGAAAGTTCTTGTGCTTCAAGTATTTGATGTTCGTTATGTTTGAAGATTAGGTAATCCCATATAGCAGTGCCGCCTGCGTCAATAAATGCTTGAGCATTTGCGATAACTGCATTCCATTTAACTTTTCTTCTATATAGATGATTGGTGTTTTCTAATCCATCAATACTAAAAGTTACTGACCAATAGTTATGCATACTGCGTGGATATTTAGAAAATAATTTTCCAAGTTCTGCCCACCATTCTGGGTTACGCATGCCGCCATTAGTGTTTACTCTGACTGCGGTATTTCTAGATACCTCGTTAATGTACTTACAAATTTCTAACATGTCTTTAGCAGTACACGGATCTCCGTGTACTCCACAGAATAAAATTAGATTACATTTTTTAATAATTTCGGGAGGAAAGTATTTTTTAAATTGTTCTAATGAAATTTGTCCTATTTCTAAATCTGGTCTAGTTAGCGGACTGTTGTTGTATGTTCTAACACACATCGGACATGCGGCATTACATGCATTAGTCAATTCAATGTGCATTTGTTTTAATTCGTGTGTATTCCAAAAATTAGACAATTTATTTTCCAACTATAATTGCATATTCTTGGAAAATTTTATAGAAGTCTTGCTTTCTATAGTCGTCGTGTTTTTTAACCACGCTAACAAAAAGATCCCATTCATGTTTGTTAAAATTTCCGTTCTTGATAAATCCAATAATTCCTTCTAAGTGGAACCATGCATCGGTATATGATTTTGAAATTGTATCTAATTTTTCTAATACTTTTGCTTTGACCTCATCAGGCATAATACTAACATTATAATGTTTAGGCCCATGGACTAAATTTAAATAAAATCCAAATTCATTCCAGTTGCTGTAGTACTCGTCGAGAACTTCTGGGAGATAAAATATATTTAGATTACTAAGTGTTATGCACCAGCTTAGTGATAAATTTTTGTGCTCATGATTAAACAGAACGGCACTTCTCATATTTGCTTTAACTTCGTCCCACACCGCTGGATGTCGCATGTATTCAAATCGATCACCTATACCATCAATACTAAAACTTAAATTTACAGATTTAAAATTTTTAAAAAGTTCTACATCCACTGGCCAAGTTGTACCATTGGTGTTATAGTGTAATTCGATATCATTTGCATACCCTTTATCAACACATATACGAAGTATTTCCCACATCTTTTTACTTAAGAATGGTTCACCACCATAAAAATCAAATTGTTTAATAGTGGATAAATTTTGTTTCAAATCTTCCCAGAACGGACTATCTTCATCATATGTTTGATGATACTGTTTCATATTAGCACTATAGTCTTTAAACGTGATAGTTTTATGATTTAGATCGTAGTCTTCTTTCATCCACATTGAACTAATAGTAGAATGACAAGTTCTACATTTGATATTACATGTGTTCCCCAAGTTTAATTCTAATTTTGCCAATCCTTGGTAAGGTTGCCTTAGGCCTTTGGATATTTCATGATTATATCTGTCGTTATCTCTGACACGTTTACTTTTTCGGCCGCCATCCTCTTCTTCCCAACATAATCTACAACCAATGTCTCTAATTCCATTGTTTAAGTTTTCTCTAATAGATAGAGCTTTAGGATTATTAAAATTTTCAAGAATACTAATTTCACCTAATCTATTCTTACCGCCGTAGTTATTCTGAAACATACAGCACATTTTAGTGCTACCGTCATTGTTTCCGCTCATGCCGTGAACTGCGTTTACACACCATGTATTTTTATTTTTTTCATTTATCATAATTTTCGTATGTTTGTTTACATAGCTGGTAAAACTCTTTGTACTCTGGAAATGTCTTTAACAAGTCTGTATTTAATCTCTTATCATTTTCTGTAAAGAAGCTATAAAAGTCTCTACGGCCTGCACGAATCTTTTCCTCTGGAATAGTTTTGGCCTTCATGTAATCTGTTACACGTAGGAACTTTTCATATTCTAAATCACTTAACCATTCACTGTCTTTGATAAACTGCAATGTATCATCCATATGCTGAATGAAATCGTCTGTGAGAATATTAATCATCCAGTGGGGAGGTTCTTTTAAGTAAGGAGTATCAAACTTAATAGCATCGCGTCCAAATTCTTTTCTCCACTCGATAACTTTTTCTAGCAATGATTTGAAGTTGGTAACACACAACACATTAAACGTACACATGAAGTTCACACTAGTGCCTGTGGCGAGAACAGCTCGCATGTTACGTTCCCAATGAACGCAATCTAAACCTGTACGCATATACTCTGCTTGCTCACCCCAGCTATCTATACTGGTATAAAAACTAAAACTACGAATTTTCTTTTGTTTTAACAATGAACCTACACGCTCGATTAAACTATCAACTTTAGCAAAGCTAACTCCAAGGTTACTGTTTAATGTAATTTCTAAATCAGGGGCCGGTTCTTTTTCCAATAAGTCAAAGAATTGCATCGCACCCGGATTCATCAACGGCTCACCTCCTGTGATACGAAGTGTATGTAAATCGTTCCGCAAACTTGGCCACCATTTCCAAAACGCTTCAATGTAAGGATTCTCGTCCTTGGGACCGTAGTACGAGCCATTGCTCATAAACTCAATGCCGTATTGATTATAAGTTAGATCATAATTACCGTGTTTTTTAATTTCTTCAGTCCACATTGTGCTTGCCTGTGGGCAGCAATATCCGCATCTGTAATTGCATCCGTTGCCAAAGCTGACTTCTAAATACCGTGGATTAATGTGTCGATCCCACGGAAGTTTAGCAACTTCATCAATAATTGGCACACTATAATCACTGCTACTATGAATCATGCGATCGCTGATATGCTCTCCTGGCAAATCTTCAATGTTCCAACAATAGTAACATTCGTCAGGGCGGCCGCCTTCTAACATGGTCTTACGTTGTTGTTTTTTCCAACTAGTGTTATGTAATGCACTTGGATCAACTGCAATTTCTTCTAAACTAATATGATGCGGTCTAGGGTGATAACAACTATGATTATCTCCTGTGTGCAGATACAATGTTTGATGTAGCCATTTCATGGTGCAGAATCCTGGACCTGTGGTGTTTAGTTTGTCTCGTACTGATTTAATATATTGTAGTTTATGATCCATGTGTGTCCTTGCAGTTGTTCCAAAAGTTTGTTAGTTCAGGAAATGTATTTACAAAATTTGTATTTCTACGACGATCTTGTTCTGTAAAAAACATATAAAAATTTTTCATTGCTTTGTTTTTATCAAAATTAGATTCCTGTTTGATCCAATCAATTAATCGTTGAACCTTGCTAACTTCGAAATCTTTAAATCCCTTATGGTGATTAAATAATCCTTCAGTGTTTTCTAACATGTATGTCTTAGCCGTTTCTAGTTCTATAATCATTTCGGGCAATAATTTAGAATTTAAAAAATCAGGGTCTTGTAACTGGGGGATATCAAACCAAATTAATTGACGGCCTTTACTGAATTGGTTTCTTAATTTGTGAATATTTTTAATATATTCTACAAACCCCGAGTAACTCAAGACATTAAATGTAATAATGAATGTTAAGCTATGTTTATCCCCGTTGGCCAAAAAGTCTGTTATGTTCTGGTACAGTAGATCGAAGTCCATACCAGGACGTATATATTCAGCTTGTTTGCCCCAAGAGTCTAAACTACAAAACAACATAAAGTGGTCAATTGCTGATTTTTCAGTGATTTTCTTCAATGATATCATGAACTTATTCCACTGATTTCCTGGTGGACAGCAATTTGATGTTATAGACAGGTTTAAGGCAGGATGTGGGTGCTCGTGTACATAATCAAACATTTTAAAGGTGTTTTTATCCATTAACGGTTCGCCACCAGTCATACGGAATGTTTGCAGCTTTGGGTATACTACTGGCATCCAATCCCAAAATGCTTTTAGGTACGGATTGTCTGGTCCGTTATCGATATTAAGTTTCTTAACCCAAGTAAGGTCATTATGCCACCGATCTGCCAATATAATGGCTCCATGTTGTTCGATGTCTTGTTGCCACGCTGTGCTTAAATGTGGACTACAATAACTGCATTTAAAATTGCAGGCCTGATTAAAATTTACTTCTACATATCGAGGTATTGCATTACCTTCAAACCCTAAAGCTCTAGCTTCGTCTATCAACCCTTCTTCATAGACATCTTTACTACGATAAGCACGATCACTTAATTGATTTCCACTGTCTTCTATCTGCCAACAAAAATTGCACTCGTCTGGTCTCTGGCCGTCTAACATTAATTTGCGTTGTTCTTTTTTGTGTTTAGTATTATGTAATGCACTTACATCTATTTGAATTTCTTCTAACGGAACTTTATGACTACGGGGATGATAACAACTATGTGTTTGCCCGGTCGGAATATGTATGCTCACATTAAACCATTTTGCTAGACAAAAACTAGGACTGACTTCATTTAATTCTTCAAACACTTTTCCAGCATCGTGAAAATACTTAGACTGGTATCGTCCATTAATTTTAACCAACTCGTTGCCTTTTATGTTTTCATTTAGAGGCATCAAATTTTTCCTTAATCCAATCAAAGTCATTGATTCGTCTTAACTCTTCTAGATTGTTTTTATTGTCTAACCCATATTGGCGGCCGGCCTTTGCTCCTGCTATAGCGTATTCACCAAACGGCGCTGCTTGTCCTATAGTACACCACACATCTAAACGTTGTTGTGTTTCTTCTTCGAACTGTCTTTCAATAGTGCGGCTAGCCAATTTACAACATTCTCTAAATGCTGATCGCCATGTAGTGAATTCATCGGTGTTAAACGAATTAATGTTAGATACTTTATCCACAGCTTTAAACTTTTTAGATATACTAGTTGTCATGTCAGATGTATTAACATCCATATTCAATGTTAAATGACGGGGTAATAGTTTAACTCCGCCATTGCCATATTCTAAATTGTTGATGGGATTCCGACTTCTCCATACATGCACACAGTCTATATCATAACTTGACATAACTAAATCAAAATTAAAATCATCTTCAATGACCGCATCGCCATCGACTACCCATATCATATCAGTGTCACACATCTTTGCTGCATTAATATGAGCGTTGTGAATTCCTTTTATACCATGCACTCTTTTTGCTCTAGGACATATATCAAGCAATCTAAGATAATTTTCTTCAGCGTTGGCTTCATTATAAGATATAAACACCACATCATATATATGATGCTTAGATACTATAACATCGTGTTCTTTTTTCTCAATTAAAAACCTGTGATTAAACTCTCTCTGGCCGATAAGTTTGTCTTTAGAAAATAAAATAACACCATTATTGTAAATTTCTGAGTCGTTAAACATGTGTTTAAATGTATGGTTTTCTTTACGATCGTGATCGTACTTTCCATCGTTGGGATCAAAGTATAAATTAAAAACTGTATTATCAGTAACTTCTATTTCAGGCCATATTCCCCAAAACATAGGTTG